CTTTCACTACCTCTATCGGTGGCGACGGTGTTGTTCTGTGCGCAACCAATCACCCTACTTTGAGTGGCCCCAACTTGTCCAACACACTGGCAACCCCAGCGGACTTGTCTGAGACTTCTTTGGAGCAGTCATTGATTGACATTGCTGCGTTCACTGATGAGCGTGGATTGAAGATCGCTGTTCAAGGCTTGAAGTTGATTATTCCTAAGGAACTGCAATTTACCGCAGATCGCATTTTGAAATCAACTTTGCGTGTTGGTACTGCTGACAACGACATCAATGCTATTCGCAACATGGGCATGGTGCCTCAAGGCTACACCGTCAACAACTTCCTTATCGATCCAGATGCGTACTTCATTAAGACTGACGCACCTAACGGCATGAAGATGTTCACACGTGTGTCCATGAAGACCGGCTTTGAAGGCGACTTCGACACAGGCAACGTCCGTTACAAGGCACGTGAACGCTACAGCTTCGGCTTCAGTGACCCACGCGGCATGTTCGGCTCACCTGGCGCTTAATAGGCAGGTAAAATGGAAAAAGGGGCCTTGTGCCCCTTTTTCTTTTGGTGTATATTGAGCACATTCCGGGCTTTCCGGTGTTCTGACAGTCCCGGCTGACGACATGCAGACTGAACGCCCTAACTTGCATGTAAGGAAATATCATGGCTCAAACCACGTTCTCCGGCCCAGTCACATCCCAAAACGGCTTTAATTCAGACGACACCCTCACCGCTGCTGATTACGTATCAGGCAGCTACAACCTCACCGATTTCACTGTACGCCCTGCGGCAACGTGGACAGGCACAGTGGCAGCATTGGTTGGCGCGGCTAACTCCCGCACGGCTGGCGTTTCTGGCGGCACGATTATTGGCTGCTATGCCCAGACCTCACTAGGTACTGCAACTTCTACCATCACAGGCTTTAACGCTGCTGTTTATGGCGTAGTGGATGTAGGCCCAAGCACAAGCATTGGCGCAACTTACGGTGGCGTTTTTGATATGGCCCAATTTACAGGCACAAGAGCCGCAACACCAACAGCGTTTATTGGTTTTGGTGAAGAGTCATCTGCAACCAACCCTTGTTTAAATCTCCTTGACGTTGGCAGACTGGGCAAAAATGTAGCTTCGGGCGCATCAGGCAATGTACTGTTTACCACTGTTGCTCCCTCTTCACTGAGTGGTTCTTTGCGTATTAAGGTCAATGGCGTTACTCGTTTCATCCCCTTGTACACTGGCCAGACATGACCGAGTTAGACCTTAAAGAACGCCTTGAGGCGTTAGCGGCCCAGAGGCGGCAAGGGGAAGCCAATCTAAATGCCGTCGCTGGGGCCATGCAGGAGTGTCAGTACTGGCTGCAAAAGATAGCAGACAAACCGGAGCAACAAAATGACGATGCAAACTGATGTACTAGCCAGTCAAGTACTTACTGTTGACGGACAATTTACAAACCAAGCAAGCGCCACCATCACCCGCGCAAGGATTAAGGCCGTTTACATAATCCCCGCTGCCACTGCTGGCAGTGTTGTGTTTAAGGATGGTGGTGTAAGCGGAACAACTCGTTTGACCTTGAATACGGTAGGCTCTGTTACGCAGCCCACATACTTGATATTTCCGGGTGAAGGTGTGCTGTTCAGCACCAACATTTATGCGGATGTGACGAGCATAGGTTCAGTCACAATTTTCTATGGCTAAAAAGAAAGGCCCGGTTCTCTCGGTTGGTCGCGGCGAAAAGCTGCCGATCTCCAAGGGGGCGGGCTTGACTGCTAAAGGCCGTGCCAAGTACAACGCAGCCACAGGCAGCAACCTGAAGGCTCCCCAGCCTCAAGGCGGCAAGCGCAAGGATTCATTCTGCGCACGTATGTCAGGCATGCCGGGGCCGCTCAAAGATGAAAAAGGTCAACCCACCCGCAAGGCGGCTGCTTTGAAGAGATGGAAGTGCTGAAATGACTGAAGACGCTATTCAAACAGCCCGTGAACTTGCTACGCATGCGTCTGACATCAAGCACTTGCAAGATGACATGGACAAGATGCTGGAGAACATGAAGGCCATGCAGGCAACACTGACAGCCATTGATAAAACGCTGTCTGAGGCCCGTGGCGGCTGGAAGGTTTTTATGTTGGTTGGCGGAGCAAGTAGTGTTGTAGGCGCTAGCTTAGTTCAGCTTGTTAACTGGTACGCAGGCGGTAAGTAATCTTTAACAAGGCCGACAAGGCCATAAATTTCAAAGGTGATGATATGGCTTCCAAAATGAATCCCGGCTTCATGGCAATGATGGCAAAGAAAAAAGAAGGCATGCACAAGATGCCTGATGGCAAGATGATGAAAGACTCAGCCATGAAAAAGATGGCCTCTGGCGGCATGCCTATGAAAATGAAAGACGGCAAAGAAGTGCCAGCGTTTTTAAAAAATGGGGGCATGTCCAAGATGATGGCCTCTGGTGGTATGCCTAAAGCTCTGAAAGCACACGCAGCTAAACCAGCCTCCAAAGCACACGCTGGCCTAAAGTCGGGTGGTATGGCCAAGATGGCCAAAGGTGGCGGCATTGAGTCTCGTGGTAAGACCAAAGGCAAGATCATTTAAATTGGAGTACAAGATGGCTACAAAGAAACCAATGAAAAAGCCCGTTAAGCGCGTTCGTCGCTTCCAAGAGGGCGGAGAAGCTGCCGACAAAATGGCTGGCCTTGCGATGTCCAACAAGGACGCTCCCATGGGTTTCTTTGAGCGTCTTCGTATGGGCAATATTGACCAAGAAGGCTCAGAGGCATACAACCGCCTTGGGGCTGGCCGCGCAAAGATGGATCGAGTGATGAGGCGTGACGAAGCAAATGAGGCTGATGCCATGAGGATGGTTGATTCCTCTCGGCAGAATCAAGCTTACGGAAAATCAGAGGCTGACGTGATGGACGCCATGCGGCAGTCTGACATGATGCAACGTGGCCGTATAGCAGGTGAGGTGGTTGATAGCGCTGACAGGTATAAGGATTACACACCGATTGCCAAACCGCTTGCTGCGGCTCAGAATGCGGCACTTCTTGCTAAGCCAAACCGTACATCCTCTGGCACAACAACAGGTGATCTTGCTAGGATTGATCGCAAAGTGCCAAGTGGGCCAACTCCAACTCGCGCCCCCGGTGGTGCCATGAAACGTGGCGCTTTATCTAATGAGGCTTCTGCAACTTCTTCTTCGGCTGCGGCTCCTGCCGCTAAACCGGCTGCAACTAGTGCGGCAACCACTAGAGAAGAGCGACAAGCTCGCATTGACCAAGCTTTTAAGCCCCCTTCAGATGAACAAATTCAAACGGGCTTAGAGGCTGGCACTTTAGGCGCTGGTTTTACCTTAAAAAAGATTGCTGATCTTGCTAAAAATTTGGCAAATCGTAAATCGACATTGAAAGATCGTCTAAGACTGGATCGCCCCGGAACAGTATCCGGCGAGGGTTTTGTTATGCGAGACGGCAAAATGGTTAAAGATATTGCAACAAAAGCCCCGCAGAAAGCTCTACCTTCACCCGTAACTGATGTCACGGCTAAAACCGCCAAGCAGATGGCAGAGACAAATTTACGTGAAAGAGGCAACAAGTTTCTTTTTGCAGACGACGCTATGAAGCGTGGCGGCAGAGTCAAGAAGATGGCTCATGGCGGGTCTGTCAAAAGCTCTACAGCCTCCAGTCGTGGTGACGGTATCGCATTGCGTGGTAAAACTCGCGGCAAGATCTATTAAGGAACGATATGCCAACAAAACCCATGACTGAGCAGGAGCGTAAGCGTGCCCTTGATCGTGGAGAAATTACTTCCGCCGAGTACACAAAACTCAGCTACGAAGAATCTCCTTACAAAGACCGTGCTGCCGACAACCAGATGCGCAACAAACTCATGCAGATGACAAGCAAAGTAGAGGGTGGTCGCTCCACCGGGCGTGGTGGTCCAACGGCTGAAGAGCTTAAAAAATATGAGGCCAAGCAAAACGCCAACATCTATACGCAGGAAAAGGGCAAACCCCCGTCCCCTCGTGAGATGGCAAAGGGCGGCGTCACTCGTGCTGATGGCTGCATCACCAAGGGCGGCACAAAAGGTAGGATGGTTTAAACATGATGTCCAGCCGTGGCATGGGGGCCGTAAACCCCAAGAAATTGCCGAAAGCAGCCAAGATGGCTGGTGGCGGCTTGTATGCCAACATTGCGGCCAAGAAAAAACGTATTGCGTCTGGGTCCGGCGAGAAGATGCGTAGCGCAGGCGCGGCTGGCGCACCCAAGAAGGGTGACTTTGCCAATGCAGCTAAGACGGCCTCCTACAAAGAGGGTGGGTCCACAGTCAATGCGGCGGGCAATTACACCAAGCCTGAGCTACGTAAGCGCATCTTTAACGCCGTGAAAGCAGAAGCCACAGCAGGTACAGGCGCAGGGCAATGGAGCGCCAGAAAAGCCCAGATGGTGGCACAGCGCTACAAAAAAGCAGGCGGCGGGTATCGTGATTAAAAAGCCACAGCAATCCCTCAAGGACTGGGGCAAACAAGATTGGACAACCAAAAGTGGAAAAAAATCTTCTGAAACAGGTGAAAGATACCTTCCAAAAGCTGCGATTAAAAGTCTCAGCCCTAGTGAATACGCTGCGACAACGCGTGCAAAACGTGCTGGCAAAGCTAAGGGGAAGCAGTTCGTAGCTCAACCCAAAACGATTGCAAAGAAAACAGCAGGGTTTAGATAATGGCAAACACCTCCGGCTCCTCCGCATTTAACCTTGACCTGACTGATCTGGTCGAGGAGGCGTTTGAACGCGCTGGTGGAGAGTTGCGGACTGGTTACGACCTGCGTACCGCCAGACGCAGTTTAAACATCATGTTTGCCGACTGGGCCAATCGCGGTATCAACATGTGGTCGATTGAGCCGGGAACCATCACCTTCGTGCAGGGCCAGAACACCTACGCTCTACCATCTGACACCATTGACCTGCTCGAGCACGTTGTTCGCACTGGCGCCAACACGGCCTCCACACAGGCAGACTTGACCATCACCCGGATCAGCGTATCAACCTACGCCACCATCCCGAACAAGATTCAACAGGCTCGGCCCATCCAAATCTGGATTCAACGGTACAACGCACAAAGCTCGCCTACGGGTCTGACGCTGAACGGCACTATTACCGCGACGGCCACAACACTTACCCTCAGCTCTACTGTGGGCCTACCAGCCTCCGGCTTCATCAAAATTGACAGCGAGACCATTAATTACAGCTACATATCAGGGAATACCCTAAACGACTGTTTCCGCGCTCAGAACAACACCACCGCAGCCTCCCACACTACTGCCACAGCCGTGTTCTTGGAGCAGCTCCCGGCGGTCACTGTCTGGCCAACGCCGGATGGCTCACAGACCTATACGCTGGCTTACTGGAGGCTTCGCCGGACTCAGGATGCTGGTGGGGGCGTCAACATCATGGATGTGCCCTTCCGGTTCGTTCCGTGCATGGCTGCGGGCTTGTCGTATTACATAGCTGGCAAGATACCTTCAGGGATGGAGCGTCTGCCTATGCTGAAACAGCAATACGACGAGGCATGGCAACTTGCGTCAGATGAAGACCGCGAAAAGGCGTCTATCCGGTTTGTTCCGCGCCGTCAGTATTTGGGGAGCGGGACTTAAATGGGCAACCGTTACGCATCAGGCAAAAACAGCATCGCCATGTGCGATAGGTGTGGCTTTCAGTTTAAACTGACCAGCCTAAGAAAAGAAATTGTCAAGACCAAGGTGGTCAACACGCTGGTTTGTCCATCCTGTTTTGACCCGGATCAGCCCCAGCTACAACTGGGTATGTATCCAGTAGATGATCCGCAAGCAGTACGCAACCCGCGTAGGGATTCAACGTATGTAGAGGCAGGTGTAAACGTGGCGGGGTTCAATACCGGGGGTAGCCGGGACATCCAGTGGGGCTACAACCCGGTGGGTGGTTCAAGTTTTTTTACGGAGTTGATGACGCCAAACAATTTGGTGTTAGCGACAGCGGTAGGGCAGGTAACAATCTCAGTAACATAAGGAGTCAGAAATGGCCATATCGTACAAAACCAGACCAGCCCCAACACAGGCGGTCATTAAGCCAACGGACAACAAGCAGTACATGAAGGATTTAAACGTGTCGGTGGCCAATGACCGCAGCAACGAT